TGCTGAGGCTGGAACAAAGTCACGAAATCATCATAGATATCCTGCGTGGTGAAAATAACCGTAGGACGATCATTATCAACCGTACAGTCACCTATAATAGCCCGTACCGCCGCATATGTGAGGACAGTCGTTGTCGAATCGGCATTGCCCTGCCACCACGAGTATGTAGCCTTAGCAATTCCACCATGCGTTCCTGTGATGGCTGTCATCAACTTGAAACCTTCAATGGAATTCGCCGTGGTACCATCACCGAAAATGTCCGTGCCAAGAATACTTGCCAAAGACTTTTCAGCCAGCTGTACTTTGCTTTTCACAAAGTTCACGACCTGCCGGGGGCCGCTGTTGGTCAGCTCATCAATTTTCGTAATTGTGATGGCTGCCTGCATTTCTTTCCAACGCCATTCAGCACTGGTGATCTGGTCGTTCGCCGTAATATTCAACGAATCAGCACCGGAAAACCGTTGTGCATTACCCGTGGTAGCATAAGCCAGGGGCTGCATGATGCGTTCCCCTGAACCCTTCTGATACCATTTCTTCTTGGCGCGGGCAAGAGCTGCATTACTGTCAAAAATATTGTCCACTAATTTCGGGACAAAATACTTCTCAGTAATGCTCGATATTTCCCCGTATGTTAACGCCATATATAATGGTCCTTATTTATTCTGTAGTTCTGTTACAGCCTTGTCCATAAGACTGTCCCAGGAGTCACCCTGTTGATATTTGACGCCCTTAGCAGGAGGTGGGGCCTGTTGCCCTGATGGTACGATACCTGTCTTAGCGGCAGCCTGACGTTGTTGCTGATTCTTTTTCAGGGCTTCCGTCTGTGCCACTACTTTATAGTTATCCCACATCATATCCCGGAAAGCCGCTTCTAACGATGGGTAATTACCATCATACGCATGCTTAAGCACACGGTATGTCAGCGTACCATTGCCATCATTAGCGTCCCAGCTCTGATCGGCATACTTCTGCTTGAGCTTGTCTATCTCCCCATTGAGCTGCTCATCAGCCTGTTTCTCTATAGTCTGTGTCTTCCACGATTCCAGGTCCGACAACTTCTGGATAACTTCAGGCGGGAGCTGAGCTACCTGTTGCTGAGTATCCTTTTGCTGTTGTTTCCCGTAATAACCCTGTAAGGCCGCACTGATGTGTTGGGCCAAATTAGGATCATTCTCGAGCGCCTGTCGTAAATCGACATAAGGCTTATACTGCTGGTCCAGGTTTGTTCTATGCTTCTTAAGCTTGGCCATCGCGTCAGAATAAGAATATCCCTGTTGAGCAAGATTTATCAACTGACTCCTATCCTTTGGATAGATTGTCTGGCCTTGATAAACGAGAGGCCATTTTTGAGCGTCCCAATCAGATGACTGTTGTTGTGCAGAACTTTGTGGCTCCGCTACAGGCTCTACGGCCTGTTGCTCACCAGAGGGAGTCTGCTGCTCTCCCTGCCCATTAAGCCCGCCAAGTTCGGCATCAATTTGCTCAAACTCCGGCGAAGGCTGGTTCTCTCCCATGTCCATAATAACCCTTTCGTTATTAATAGCCAGCCTCAGCGGGAGACACTAAATTGCCCTTACCGCCAGGAGCCTGACCACCTTGTATATTCGGCCCTTTACCCTGATACGTAGAATTGAAACCTTCTGAAGGACTGGCCATTGGCCCGTTGCCACTCAAATTACCGGTATCAAGACTTGTACCCTGAGAGTTCGTTGTTGCCATCGATCCACTTGGAAACTGCACACCTTTATCCGCCATATAAAACTCCTTTATTAGAATTACATTACCATTGGACGTTGATTCGCCATCATCAACCTTTGTTCAGGCCTATCACCCATAGGACGCGAAGCTTCAGGCTTCATCATCCTTTGTTGCTGTTGAGGCATGGGCCTTGATTGTTGTTGCTGTTGAGGCATGGGCCTTGATTGCTGTTGCTGTTGAGGCATGGGCCTTGATTGCTGTTGAAGCATCTGTTGTTGTTGTTGTTGTTGTTGAGGTTGAAAACTTGTCATAAGACCTTGCAAATGCTGCATGGCCTGATCAGCCCCCGGAACCTGTTTCTCCTTTAACATCTGCACAAAGGCCACTATGGTCTGTAATGCCCCCTGTATCTGTGCTACACCCTCATCTATGCCAGCCTCAGGCATAGCTTGCTGTTGTGGTTGGACCTGTGGTTGTTGCTGTGGTTGCTGTTGCATTGGCCTTACTTGAGCAGGTGCCATAGGTCTTGCTTGAGCCATCATCATAATATCAATCTCCTCTTATTGTGTTACTCCAGCGCCAGCCGGAGCCAAAGCACCCCGGGGGCCCGATTGGCCAACAGGCATTTCGCCCTCTGTAGGCTGAGCCTCTCCAGTAGTCCCCATCCGTTCCATAACTTTATCCTTATTCGGCCAGTCTAAAGCATCCAGCAACTCCTCAATGTCAATAGCCTTGGAATCAAATAACCGAAAAGCCACGTTAGCCCTCTGGGTCTTGGCAAACGGTAATGATGTACCCGACAAAACTTTGACATCAAATATTCCAGCCGTAGGCTCTCCGGTCTCATATTCACCGGGGATATAAGATTCAATATTAGGGTCATACTTATATGCCCTTCTGATATATTGGATCTTATCATCATCAAGTCTCGAAACATAAAAATCAAAGTACTTGGGCCAGTCAGAATCCTTACCCACTATCTTTACTACCCGTGGTTCCGTGTAATACTGCATCATCAACGCGACAATCTGATTACCGAGCTGTGATAATGATGTGGCTAAATTCCGCTCCTTTAAACGGATCCTTGTCTGCGACGCTTCCTGCAATGACTGTATTGCAGCCGCTGCCGACACACCGGTAGGGTTTCGGCCCTGCGTAACATCCGTAGACCCCGAGACGGTTTCCGCTTGCCGCATGAACACCTGGAGTATCTCTACCATACCCGATTGCAATGCTGGCGGTATATCTCTCTTTATGGTATCTTTCTTGCCTGACGCTGTTTGTATTATTGCTGATATGGCATTTGTAAGCTTATCAGGATTAACACCATTACCAGCCTCACTAATCCATATTGGATTACTCATCAGTGTCATATAATCCAGAATATTAGCGATTATCTTATTAATGATCACCTGCTGATCCATTAGCGACGCAACTTCGCCCTCACCCCAAAAAGACCTCGGTAAGAGCATATCAACAAAACGGACAAAAGGCCATTTACCGTGCATGTAAGGGACCGGGACATCCTGTAATAAAACTTTTGAAAAGGGTAGAATAGTTATAAGACGGCCTAATGGATATTTCTTCTTCATCGTATTATTATTATTATCATTATCAGCAAGCTTTATCTCTTCAATCGTGTCATCTCTTATCCAAAGCTCGTAAACCGTAGCAGTCTTACGCTGGTCAGCGCCGTTTGCCGTAGATACATCATTATTACCCTTTTTATCCGTAGGTGATACCAACTGGATATCCTGTGATATAGCTTTATTATTATTATTATCCGTTGATTTACTGTCAGGGCGTATCTTTTCCGCAAACTCCGGAAACCTACGCTTAAGCTCACCCACTGTCTTGGTAGCTTTATGTATTACCCATGGGCAATCATGATCAAAATCTACGGCCCCGTAAGGCACATAAATATCTCTCGGGTCTACAACCTCACACTTAATATCTCCTAAGCCAAGCTCCGCTTCGATGTCCCAAGTGACTTTTAGGATTCCGGCATCATATAACATGGAATCAAATAAGACCTGGACTATTGTATGTTGCATCTCCGAATTGTCCCACCACGCCTCTACGACCTCACCAACAATCTGAGAGAAGGAGAAATCCTGTGGCTCCCGTGGAGTCACATTAAAGCCCGGACGATTGTCGGTAAGCAAAGGTAATTGTGACTGGATAGTTGACCTGATAATGTTATGAACCGGCCTCGACTTATAAGACGGCCGCTTGTCCGACGACCACTGTCTGCCCTCATAATAATCAAGACGCTTGTCCCAGGAATTGTCATAACCTTTTCTAGCTTCGGAGCCCTGTTCGAATAAATCCAGCACGAGCTTGATAATATCATCCGTCTCATCATTATTATTAGACGGTGATCCAGGGCCTTTAAGCTCTGATCGCGGTTGATTTGGGTCCCTATATTGTACTGCGTCAGGCATCTTTTAATGCTCCATCCCGTGTGTAATCCCCGACAAGCTGATCCATCTCAGAGATATGCTGCATTTCTTTATCGGTTAAATCATAATTATTAGTCTGTTTAGGTTTGACTGGCCCATATTCATTAACGGACACTATATCCCGGCCATTGACTCTAAGAGTCTTACCAAATGCTCTTCCACCATTCACCTGCACAGAATAAATTTTATCCAAGATATTCCCACACTCGCAATACTCGTCCTTGTCACACTCCGATACTGATTTGCATATCTCGGTATTTCTATAGCACAAAGAGCATTTATATTGGTAGATCATCTTTTAAGCCTTATCATCATCTTGATTGAATCAAGATCATTATGTATAACTCTTAGGTTATCTAAATCACCCTGTACGCTGGCTATGTCTTCTATCATCCCTTTTTGAAATTGCTGGATAGTTGATATCTCCGTCCCCCCTTTCCATCCTAAAACGGCAACTGTTGCCAACAAAGACAGGAAAAAGCCCACCGCCCATTTCCAGGTTATAAATATTTTTGCACAATTCTCCGGGCTATTCATATATAAATGTTCAGTCATATTAAGAGATTATCAATAATTATACCAATCATTATTATCTTTATTATCATAATCTCCGTTTAGTACCCTTTGTAGATGTGTGACAGTAGGCTCAAATTCATTGTGTGAAATGGTTAAATAATGGTCATGGATAGAAGATAAAAGGTAACGCGAAGCATCCATGGCATGATCATTCATTTTTAATGGTTCTTCCGTGGTTTTATTAACGTCATCTACTTCTCGATAAGAATAAGTTGATATTTCATCAACAAAATTATTACATTTACCAGCCATTAATCTCAATGTCCTATCTCTAATAAGACTCGTTACAATACTAATTCCGTGCTGTACTGATCCCGGCCCTTTTTTAGAAGCAACAGCATTTAAACCCGCAGAACAAAAAGCTTCGATAGATTCCGGGTGAGCACCATCACAATATATCATAGTTAATGACCACTTGTCATTTAACTGCTTAAGGACAGAAACCTTGTCGTGGATAGAAGTAAATGACCGGTAAAATTCATCGCATAAGATTATATGGGAACCATCCCTTGCTACTGCTGCGACGATAACTACAAAAGGATCGGCAAAACCTATGTCAACGCCAGCAAAAAACTGGTACCTATCTAAAGGTAACACACAAGATTCCCAACCGTTTAACACATCATCCCAGTCAAGATATACAAGCCCTGACAGTTTTTCAAAGACAGCGTCATATTTCATTCGAAAGATCCTGGCGTCCATCAATGTTTTCTGTCGTTCATATTCGTCTTTAGGGAAGAAAGGGTTATCTATTGATTTACACTGTATTATGTCTACATCAGGAAGTAGACCTTTTAACCACGGCACATATAAATCTCTGTAT